CAGTAAGTCCAGTATCTCCTTTTGGTATTGTAAAGTCTAATATTGCTGATGTTGTAGTACCGCTATTAGTAACTGTGGCAGAAGAACCAGCATTTCCAGTCGTTACTGTTCCTATAGTAACTGTTGCAGAACCTTCGCCTGCTGGTCCTTGTGCTCCGTCTGCTCCTGCGGGTCCTTGAGGTCCAGCCGTTATAACTGTTACAACTGAAGTTTCGCCATTTACTATTACTGTGTTTTTAGTACTCATGTTGATGTGTAACCTTCGCTTACAAATATAGTCCCTTCCAAATAATATTCTTTATTGCCTGATCCATCTACTAATAAAACATCATATTTTAAAATATTTGGAGTAAATGTAGCAGTCTGCACATCTGTCAAAGAAATACTTACTGACCCTGCTGATCTATCTGTGTAGGTAGTCGTAAAATCTGCGAATTTTGTGGTGCGTGTATCTTCCCAGACTTCAGCCTCTACAGTAAATCCTGTAAGATCTATCGGATTATTATTACCATCTTTGAATAACAAAGGGATTGTATGATCTGATCTCCTTTGAACAGTAAAGTTATACGTTCCAGGTTGAATTGCCATTAGCTACCTTCTAATACAGCCACTTTAGCTTCTAATGTTTCTATTTTAGCAACTGCCTCCTGTAATGCTTTTGTTAAATTAGCAACTATTGGAGCAATCCCTATAATCTGCAATCTTTCATCTTTGTTACCTTTACAAGCATCTGGTATTACTTCACCAACTTCATGTGCAACGAAACCTTCATGAACAGCTTCTGATTGTTTGTATATATCGTAGTCTCTATATTTAAAAGTAACAGGTCTTAATCTTTTAATTCTTTCAATTGCATTAACAGCCAAAGTTGTAATTTCTCTTTTTATTCTATAATCACTGGTTGTTGAAGCATCTATATGACCTAATCTAGTGTTATCAACATAAAAATAAGCATCATTCGAATCCCACCAGAAGTTAAATAGATTTCCTGTGCTTGCACTTGCAATATCATCACTTGTGCTAGTAGTTCCTAGATTATCAAAATCAGCACCATTTCTCATTACAAATCCTCTGGCAGCTACAGCACCTATTGAATTGTTTGCATTATTAAAACTAGTTCCTATTGGTTGAAAAGCACCAGCTGCTGTTATTCGAAACTTAGAAAGGTTTTGAGTAGTAAATTCAATGGATGATGCTTCTGTTGTTTTTATTTCAAAAGCTGCTGTTCCTCTGTGCTCTAAAAAAGATTTTGCATTTTCTCCGTAATCACGACCAACCCTTAAACCAAAATCAGTATAAGTTATATCATCAGCCATAAGATCTAGAGCAGCAATTCTACCTGCAGTAGGAGAACTTACTTGAAGAATAGTGTCTGCATTTGGCTTTTGTATGTTTACATTTCCATTAATCCCAACTAATTGTGGTTCAAATATTGCTGTAACCTGTCCATTGTTAGCTACTCTTATCTGATTAAGGGTACTGCCAGTATTAAGATTGAAAAAACCTGTGCTTGCGTCACCAGTAAATGTATATGATGGCACTGTGGCTGTTCCAGTTGGACCAAAGAAATTACCGTTATCTAGTGATATGAAACCTATCTTAGTTTGTGCATCTGATTTATAGAAAGACATCTTATCCGCACCAGAATCTGCATACCACATATATTTGTATCTAGTAGTAGGTTCACCACTATATTCTCCATTATTAGATCTTATTGCTCCAAAAATATCATTTAAATCTTCTCTTACTGCTGAACCAGAAGCATTATCTACTATAAAATCTGCTGGCTTTTCTGGATTTGTCATTTTACTTTATGTTTTTCCTATTATACTAGCCTTCTCCATACCCGAAAGCACTATATGTAAATTGTCTAGCGACAAAAGGAGGTGTGGCCGAATCGTTTTTAATACTAACTTCAAATTGGCTTGAGGTAACATTAGCTATCGTAAAATAATCTCCTGACTGCATATCATTTACATTTATAGATATTACTGGCTTAAATTTATCTGTACTTCCATTAATAGCTGTAGTTCCTGTAAAGAATTTTTTAGCAAAAGTAACTGTAGTCGCTCCACTGCTAGAACTTGTTAAAACACCGTTTGTTACAGAAACATTATCTGATGAATTAAATTGATAGTCAATACTTCTTTCTGTTCTAGGTCTGAATATTAAATTTACTCCCAATTCTTCTATATCTACATTTTCATAAGTACTTTGATTCTGAACTAAAACTTTAAAAGACAAAGTTCGAGCAATCATATCAGTATTAACAAAAGTCTCGAAATATTGAAAAGTACAGTTTGAAGTAGTGACTGACTGTGAAGTCGTTGATGTAAAATTAAAAGTATTAGTAGAAATAGACGTTATAACATAAGTTCCATCAACTCCGCTTCCAGAAGTAGCATCAAAAATAATACTATCTCCGACAGATCTACCATGAGCATTGCTTGTTATAGTCACAGTTGTTCCAGTTTGTGAATATACCGCATTTATAGTTGTATTTCCTGTTTGACTTTTTGCAACTTGAAAAACAAGATCTGCACTTTTATCAACGACTGTTGTACTTTCAGTAAAAATATCAGGCCAATCATCCATATTATCTGTATAAGAATCCCATTGAGTTACAGTGTCAAATCCAGATTTTTTAAAATGTGGTTCCACATGAAACCTAAATGGAGCACCTAAGTCAATATTATTATTATTAGCAGCAAATGTATAAATACCCTCACTTGGAATACCACTACCACCACCTGCTGTCACTAAGTCAAGTGAAGCAGTAGATGTACCATTAACGGTAAGTGTATCAAAATCTGTAATTGAATCAAAAGTTATAGCACTTGACAGTCTTAAACCACCAATACCACTGTCGTATTCTAAATTTACTTTTGATCCAGAAAAATTTGGATTTTCTCTAATTTGGGCAGCAACTAAATTATTAGATGCAATTGTTCTATTAACGACAACTGATGTTGCAGTTATTGATTTATTTCCAGCTACATCAATAAATTTTAAAAAATATTCTCCACTTTGATAATCATTTATAGTTATTTGATCTACATTTCCTTCTACCTCTTTTAAGAAATTAGAATTTTGTATAGTTGCTGTACCATCTGAAATAAGAGCATATTTTACTTCAATTTTTCCACCAAACAAAACATCTAAATCTTTTGATCTATCAAATTTTAAAATTAAATTATCACCACTTTCCTCTGATCTTAAGTTTGTTACTGAATTAGGAGGTTCACTTAAGCCTACAGCGTTTAATTGAATAATTGACTCAGGACTACTTAAGGTAAATCCTGAAGCAATTGATCTAACAGTAAAATTATAAATACCAGCTTTGTTATTTTTTATTATAAATTGATTAGTTTTTACGTTATTTATAACAGGATCACCTCCATCCTCTGTATAAGCTACTTGATAACTTCTCGCACCATTTACATGACTAAAGTCCAAAACTATTTGACTTTGTGCTCTATTATTCACGATAACAAGCTGTTCTTCTATCTGTTCTATAGATGGAGAGGGTAAAGGATCTAATAAAGTAGTAGGGTCTAAGCCAAGTCCGAAGTTACTAAGATCTTTTCTATCTATAAACTGATACTTATTATCATCATAAATAATTGCTGTTATTGAAAAAACAAAATTATCTTTCTGTTTTATATTTGTAATTCTATATTTTCTATGCTGAACATTACCAGTTTTTACAGCCCAAATTGTTCCAGCTATCGGATCTGTATCAAGACTTGTACTGACTGATGGTGACACTGTAATAGTCGATCCACTTATAGTTTGAATTACACTTTCCTTTACAGATCCATCTTTTCTAATAATTAAAAAACTGTCACCAATACGACCTAAAGTTGTATTCGTACTGTCATCAACAACAATAGTTGTAGTGTTACTCTGAGTAACTGCTGATTTTATACGGCCTGATGTCCTTATAATCTCTTTTGTTTTATCTGCAATCTTTATTATCATAAAAGGTTCTAATATACATGCTGCTTCTATCCCACATTCAAAAGTAACTATTTCAGTTTCAAAGTTAGAAGTATATAAAATTGACTTACCGTATCTTTTTGCTTGATCTCTATCAGTTGTATATAAAGATTGAATATTAGTTTGATTTAAATCTTTAAGTGATGGTGCAGTAGCTTTAACAGAAATTACATCTGCATCTTGTATCTCATTGTTAAAATAAGAAACATTTACCTGATTGAATTTTTTATCTTTATCAACTCCAGAATAATTAAACAAACCATCAACTACATTTGCATTAGTAAACAAATAGGATACAACCGTTTCTGGTTTATCAATAGCAATCTTGAGAGATCCGTTTCTATAATATAAAGTCGCTCTTATCATTCCAGCAATTTCTCTAACAATATCAAGTGCTTTCTTTCTTGTTTTTATAACACCATTAAATGAATACCTTGGTTTTGTTTCACCTGATACTGGAGTTGAACAATATAGACTTGCTTCATAAAAAGATGCTTTGTCAATTTTTAATTCTGATATACCTAAACCATAATCTTCAGTAAGTAATGCATATAAAATCCAAACTGGATCTGAAGTCCATCTTTTTTTACCATCAGTATTATTTAATGAAGTAAAAGAATAACCTGTTGGATAAAGTATTCTTCCATTTTCAGAGTCTATAGGTACTGTTCCATCATTAGATCCTGTTGGAACTTTAACCTTTATCCCTCTAATAAAATACTTTCTTTGAGGAATATTAGGAAACTGTTCTGCTGAATATCGAAGTCCAATATATGCGGTTCCGTTAAATTCAGTTATATCTTGAATTTGAGGTGTTACGACTTGTATATTTGTACAACGAAATTCAGTAAATCTTAATCTTCCTTCTTCTAATCTATTATCTCCATCATCATCAAAAGGTCCATTTCCTATATTAGTATCAACTCTAAATTCAATATCATCTCTCAAAACTTCTACAGTAAGAGGAAAAATTGCACTTGCAGTTTGAAAACTAGTAAAGTCAATTTTGTCTGATATATCTATTCTAAAATCTTTAGCAAATCGACCCAACGAACGACCATTTACTTTAAAAAACTTGTTCTGTATAACATTACCTAAAGTGTCTCTTATTCTAATACGAGGTAAAACAGAATTATTAAAATTTACTTCTCCTCTAAAATTGCCATTAGGATTGTTGTCATCACTTCTATGGGGGCCAAAATTAATTCCTAGTCCAGGGTTTGTTGTTCCTGATTCTAAGTCTATTTGCCTTAAGCTCTCCCAAGTTAAAGTAACTATAACTGCTCTTGGAATACTATTAATATCAGTTCCTGCATTTACAGTTGCAATCTTTTTGTGAGCTTCTTTATCTTTATTATTTTTAACAGGCGTAGCCTGACCAGTCACATTAATACTTGACCTTAATTCATTAACACCAGACATTATTTGTTGACTTTCTCTACCAATTCTTAAAGATAGAGAGGTATTAATAATATTTTCAACTCCACCAAATGATCTAATGGGAGTACCATTTAAAAAAATATCTTTTTGTGCCGCTTTTATATAATCTTCTGTTAAAGAGTCTGTCGCTGATATTTGCTTTCCTTCCTTTGATGGTGTAGAAAAACCTTCAATTTCTGCTCCGTCAGAAACTAAATCTAGCAAAGTTACGAATTGAACAGTTTTTAAATTACCATTAGGCAAATCCTCACTAAGTAGAAAATCATTATTACTTATTTCTCTTGCCATGTTTTTTATGGGGTAGAATCAGCCACTTGTACTGTATCAGCACCAGCACTGATTACAACAGAACCAACTAAACATTCACCAAATACTAAAGGTGCTGCTCCACCAGATTTTGTAGTATTAGCAGTTTGATTGCTTAAAAAAGATTCAACTTGTGGATCTGTTCCTTGAGTCGGAGGAGTTGGTGCTAATAAATCTGCAACGAAAGATAACGCTCCAACTGTCAGTGCAGCATAAAAAGCTTGTAATGAAGTTAAAGCCGTATTAAACCAACCACCAACTAATGTTATAAAAAAAGCTTCAATGAAATTACCACTTATCATTGGTATTAATTTTATCTCTCCTTCACCTTTAAGAACCATGTTCTTAAAAGTTATATCACTATTATTCATCTGAACATTATAAAAAGCTTCTAATAAATGTTCCTGACATTGAGGATAATTTACTTTTAAATAACTATAAATTTGATCTACATTTGATACATCTGCCTCAAATTCATTCACTCTACATAATTTACGCAAGGGGCCATATAATTTAATTTTTTTCATCATGATTCTGTCCTCATATAATGCCAATTATCATCTTGTATAGAATAAATATACCAATCCAACATAAAAATTTTACAATTACTTTTATCAGCATCTGATGGATCTGCACTACCTTCTACATGAGAATGTAATACCGCCACAACTTCGGCTCCACTATCTTCACAGGCAGCATAATCATTAGGATTTAACGCGAAAGTAATTTCATCTTCAAGTTGAGATGCAATATTTTCACAAGGCCAAAAGAAATCAGCACCATCTTTTTGTGCCAATAATCCACAACCCTCTGCGGGTTTACACTTGATAAAATGTTTTTTAGCTTCTTCTTTCCAGTTCATTGAAATACAAAACTACCAACAGCAGGAAATCTATCTTTTGTGATTTGTAATTTTGGTAATTGTAAATCTTCAAAATCTATTGTATTAACAAGCTCAAAAGCACATAATTGATTGTTTTCTATAACTTTTCTATTTATCAAAAATTCTTGCTGTTCTAATTCTTTAGATGGAT